AAACCCAAACTAAAGATGATGGGTATTGAAGCTGTTAAGTCTTCAACACCAGCACCATGTCGCACTGCCATTAAGGAAGCACTTAACGTCATCATGACTGGTAGTGAGAAGGCAACTCAGAAATATATCAAAGAGTTTCGAGAGAAGTTTGAATCGATGACCCCAGAGGAAGTAGCATTCCCACGTGGTTGTAATAATATTGCAAAGAATACATCCACTGCTACCATATATGGTAAGGGTTGTCCCATGCATGTGAGAGGTGCTCTGTTATATAACTTCTACATTAAGAAGAGGAAGTTACATCACAAGTATCCTGTCATACAGGAGGGTGAGAAGATTAAATACATACATCTTCGGACACCTAACAAGATCAATGAGAATATTATCTCATTCTTCCAGACTCTTCCAAAAGAATTTGGGCTTGACGAATCAATCGACTATGACCTACAATTTGAGAAGAGTTTTCTGGCACCACTTAAAGCCATCTTAGATACTATAGGATGGAAAGCAGAGAAACAAAATACATTAGAAGCACTTTGGTCATGAGTTTTTTAAAAGATATAGTAAAAGAGATAGACAATGAATACGCTGCTGTCGTTAGTGATGGTGTCGCTGCTGGTGACACTAGTGGTTATATCGACACAGGTTCGTACATCTTTAATGGACTTGTCAGTGGATCCATCAACAAAGGGGTTCCAGGAAACAAGATCACTGCTATTGCAGGTGAATCAAGCACAGGTAAAACGTTTTTCTGTCTTGGTATCGTACGTCATTTCCTCGAATCTAATCCTGATGGTGGGGTTATTTATTTTGAGTCTGAGAGTGCGATAAGTAAAGACTTAATTGAGGATCGAGACATAGATTCCAGTCGTATGATACTGGTACCAGTTAATACTGTCCAAGAGTTTAGGACACAAGCAATCAAAGTGCTTGACAAATATATGTCTGAGAAGAATCAACCACCCATGATGATGGTACTTGATTCACTTGGTATGTTATCCACCACTAAAGAGATGGAGGACAGTGAGGCAGGTAAAGAAACCAGAGATATGACAAGGGCACAGGTAGTTAAAGCTATCTTCCGTGTGTTGACATTGAAACTTGGTAAAGCAAATGTACCTTTGATTGTCACTAACCATACATATGATGTGGTGGGTGCATATATGCCTACCAAAGAGATGGGAGGTGGATCTGGTCTTAAGTATGCTGCATCTAATATCATCTATCTTAGCAAGTCTAAGGAGAAGGATGGTAAGGAAGTAATAGGTAATATTATTAAAGCTAAACTTGCTAAGTCAAGGTTAGCGAAAGAGAATTCCCAAGTGGCGATTCGATTATATTATGATAACCGTGGGTTGGATCGGTACTATGGTTTGCTAGAATTGGGAGAGAAGTATGGAGTCTTCGAACGTAAGGGTAATAGAGTTGTTATTGGTGATGATTCAGTCTACCCATCTGTTGTATATAAAGACCCCGATAAATATTTTTCACCAGAAATTTTACAAGCACTAGATGAGTGTGCAGCGAAGGAATTTTCATATGGATCTTAAAGACTACATCGTCTGGTATGATGATATACTCGATACTAATACATGTAAGAGTGCTATTGAATTCTTTAACGAGGATCATGACTCTGTTACCAGATATGATGCTGAGATGTGTGGATTCTCATCTGTTAACTTGACCGAAGAGGTTGAAGTTAAGAAGAGTCCCAAGTGGAATCCCATTAACCAACAGGTAGTGTTGGCAATTAAGAAGTGTGGTGAAAGCTACATGAAAGATGTTGACTGTGAAAGGTATTGGCCTAGGCAGAATTCCTTAGAGCAGATTAAAGTCAACAAGTATCAGCATAAGACTAGTGATAGGTTTGATCGTCACATAGATGTGGGTGATCATAACTCTGCAAGGAGATTCCTTACCTATGTCATATATCTGAATGATGTTGAGGAAGGTGGGGCAACATATTTTAATGATGTTGACCTTGAAATTCCTGCAAAGTGTGGTAGAGTATTAATGTTCCCTTCAGTGTGGACATTTCCTCATTCATATATGCCACCAAAGACTGAGGACAAGTATGCGATCTCAACTTACTTACATTATACATGACCTTAAAGATTGAAGAGATCACCCTTAGTAAATTAATCCTCAACGACACATATACTAAGAAGGTCTTACCTTTTATAAAGGATGATTACTTTGATACACCCTCATACAAGATACTGTTTAGTACCCTGTCTGAGTATGTTAATAAGTTTGAAACCACCCCAGAACCCAATGCCCTAAAGATAGAAGTAGAGAAACGTAGGGACATCTCCGAAGAAATATACAAGGAGGTTGAGCAGTTTCTTAATAATTTAGATAGGGATCAATATAACGAGGACTGGTTAGTCGAGACCACTGAGAAGTGGTGTAAAGAGAAAGCAATTTACATTGCTTTAATGGAGTCTGTCAAGATTGCTGATGGACAAGATAAAACACGTACTAAGGATGCGATACCAAGTATCATGTCCGAGGCTCTTGGTGTGTGTTTTGATGATCATGTTGGACACGATTACATACAAGACTCTGATGAGAGATATGATTTCTATCACAAGAAAGAAGAGAAGATACCGTTTGATATCGAGTATCTTAACAAGATTACCAAAGGTGGTTTACCTAATAAGACTCTTAATATCGCACTCGCTGGTACGGGTGTCGGGAAGTCTTTATTCATGTGCCATGTCGCTAGCTCCGTGCTGCTGCAAGGACGCAACGTACTCTACATTACAATGGAGATGGCAGAGGAGAAAATTGCTGAACGAATTGATGCCAACCTCTTGGACATCCCAATCCAGCAACTCACAAGCCCCCTCCTTACAAAAGAAAAGTACTCCTCCAAGTTGCTGGAGTTAACTAAGAAGACACAAGGTAAGTTAGTTATCAAAGAATATCCTACAGCGTCAGCACATGTGGGACACTTCAAGGCACTCTTAAATGAGTTGTCTATGAAGAAAGGATTCAGTCCTGATATTATATTCATTGACTACCTTAATATCTGTGCATCATCCAGATACAAAGGCACTATAGTAAACTCTTATACCTATGTTAAAGCGATTGCAGAGGAGCTTCGTGGTCTTGCTGTCGAGTCTAACGTACCGATTGTTAGTGCTACTCAAACTACTCGTGCTGGTTTTGGCTCTAGTGATCCTGACCTTACTGACACGTCAGAGTCTTTCGGACTCCCTGCTACTGCTGACCTTATGCTCGCTCTCATATCTAATGAGGAAATGGAAGAGATGGGACAGATAATGATCAAACAGTTGAAGAATAGATACAATGACCCTACAATGTATAAGAGATTCGTTGTAGGTATTGACAGAGCTAAGATGAGGCTGTATGATTGTGATCAAGGAGCACAAGATGACATCATCGATGCAGGTGATATCGAACCTGCTACCAACACTAAGAAAACCTTTGAAGGATTTAAAATCTAATGTCTGATAAAAACCTAACCAATGAACCTGGTGCTAATTACGAACAGGATAAAGCTGCTGAAGAAATATCTAATGCTGCTAGAGATCAGGTAGATGATGCCGATCAGAAAGCAAAGGACATATATGGGAGCACCCCTAAGACTCCAGAGGAGCAAGCAGATAAGATGGGTACTGCCCATGCAAGTAAGAAGATATTAGAAGATAGGATAAAGGATGGGAAGAAGGATAAGAAAAATAAGAAACAAACTAAGTTTGAAGTTGACTTAGATAACTATACTCAGTTTGTTGATAGAGTTACATCACCATGTAGTAAGGATCTTAATGCATTGTTAGCAAGGTATGGTGAGTTAAAGAAAGCAGGTTGTAACATTGAGAGACTAGACACTGCTGCATCAGGTATCAGTGCTGAAGGTGGTGAGTTTGCTGAGATAGTTAAGAAGATTAAGTTTCAAGGTAAACCTTGGGACTCAGCTAATAAGGAGCATCTAGTTAAAGAATTGGGTGACATCATGTGGTATGTTGCACAAGCAGCACTAGCGTTAGACGTGAGACTTGATGAGGTCATCTATACTAACACTCTTAAGTTAGCAGCACGTTATCCTAATCAAATGTTTGAGGTAGGTTACTCAGAAAACAGAGCACCTGGAGATATCTAATGAGAGAACCATACACTCATGGTAATATGTCAGTTGTAGTACCAATGGATGATATGAAACTTATCCTACAGCAGATGTGGAAGTCACGTGGTACTGAAGAGAAGATGGGTGAGTTGTATAAGAAGTATAGAGACTTGGTAGACTTCGCTTTTCAGGAAGAGAAGCCTTGTGACATATGATAGAGAAGGGTGATAAGATTGTAAGGATGGTGCTGATGAGTCCACATGAAGCAGACCATTTATACAAGAAAGAAAACGGCACATACTATTGGTGTCATCACAGAAAAGGTGGTGACACCTTTTCTATACCAGAGATACAGATGGAGATGTTTGAACGTCCACGACCTAAACCTCATCAGTTTACACAAGAGCAACTTGACCGTGCTCCACATCATAACATCTTAGAGAAATACTATGGTAAGGATTGGAAACCTGTACCACAAGAAGGACTAGAGGATCATTACTAATGGGATTATTTGTTGTACCTGAATACTGTAACAAGTATACTATCATGCCACACCTCAACAACGTCCATAGGATGTATGATGCTATCAACAGTCATGACTGCACCCAAGAAGAATGGTATGTTTATATCGATTTCGTAACAAACCATGACTTAGCTTGACAGGGTTGCTGAAAGCATGTATATTATATCTGTTGGACGCAACACTAAGGAGTGACTGAATAAACTTTCTGGCATATAGCTGGTTAAGGTGACGAGACACAGGTGGTGCTGCTGGCAGGAA